GAACTAGCTCCACCACCGCCACCGCCACCCGCTAAGGATACAAAGTTAGGGGCAGTACCTATTCCTCCATTACTGCCAGATGTTCCCTGTGAGCCGCCTGAACGACCGGAAAGAGCAAAAGCACCAGTACCTCCAAATCCTCCGGTAGCTGTCACATTAGCTGAGCTAATCCCACCACCTCCGGCTCCTCCTCCAGCTGTTATAATACCCCCAGCTGCGGAAGCTCCACCACCAGTATTTCCAACATTACCAACGCCGCCAGGAAACTGACCAGTCGTAGGGACAGTTCCTGCTGATCCAGTAGCAGTAGTACCTCCACCTCCTCCACTTCCTCCTGGGGCACTACATAATACTGAACCAGAACTAACAGAAGAAGCACTGCCTCCAGTACCGTTGCTTCCATTACTAGAGGCAACGGTTTGGGCAGCACCACCAATACCTCCAGCACCGACACTAATAGTTAAGGTGGTATTAGGTAGGGAAACAGCGTTAAAAATACAGGTAGATAAACTACCGCCTGAACCGCCTCCACCACCTGCTGCTGCTGTAGATGTAAGACCTAATCTACCACTACCACCACCACCACCACCACCTAAACATTGGATCTCAACAGTTCTTACCCAACTAGGAACTACATAAGTGGTTGATGATGTGAAGTCAGTGATTACAGTAAGTTCATCTCGAATAGCAGTTAGACCTAGACCCAGGTTAGTCCTAGCTTCTAAGGCTGTATTAGAGCCAGTACCACCTTGAGCAATGCTTAATTGCTCTAGATTACTAAGAGCATCTGTTATCCCATAACCACTTAAGGTAGTAGGTCTACCAGTAGTAATCTTAGAGAAATCCAGTGATGGTATATCTGCTGCTACTAATGAGGTTCCACTGGTTATTAAACCCTTAACGTTATAAGTAACTTTAGTTGAGGTACCCGCAGTGGCTACACTAGCTAAGGTTAAAACAGTACTACCCAAAGGGCTAGTTACATCTCCAGTACGTGCTGGTAACCGTCCTGCTGGAAGAGTACCAGAACTTATATTAGAGGCATTAGTGGTATCAACAGTGGCAGAAGCCGCTAGTCCTGATATATCTGCTGAGGTTAGAATTACGTTTCCTGTTCTACCAGCTACACTACTGGCATATGGAGGGAGTTGAGCAACTGGTATCTTACTACCACTGTCAAGACTAGCTACTCCACTAGCTGCCCCTATAAGGCTTGAGTTAATAGGTGTATAACCTAGAGCGGCTTGTTTATTATTAAAGATAGCCCAATCAGTTGAGGTTAGGAATCCACTAACTAATGAGGTAGCTGCAGGTATACTTAAGGCTGGAGTAGTTCCTCCTGTAGAAACAATTGGACTACTACCTGTAACATTAGTAACAGTCCCTAGGTTAGCTGTATAACCAGAAGGATTGGCAGCTGGGTAAGCTCCTAGGTTAGTAAGTGCTTGAGCCGCAGTTGTTGCTCCAGTACCTCCAGTAAGTACTGGTACAGCAGTTGATAAAGTATAGGTACTAAGAGTTACTCCAGCTATAGTCCCTCCAGTTATGGAGATTGCAGAAGATGCTTGGGTAGCTATAGTACCTAAACCTAAGGCTGTCCTAGCCCCACTTGCAGTAATACTATTGGTTCCTCCATTAGCTATAGATAAGGGGGCTCCTAAGTTAAGTGAATTCTTTATATCCATACATTTATATAAACCTTATTTAATTTAATCTTTTATCTTCCTTTATCTTCCTTTATTACTTATAGTCTGTTTTCTGTCAGTTCTATATTAGACATCCATTTAATACTGCCAGTAATACCAGCTACTGTTACGACTAATCCACTACTGGTACTAGTAGTAACAGTGACAGTACCCCCACCCATATCATTACCTAGACTAGTGACTGTAGGAGTTCCTATAAAAGCTATAGTAGTCGTAGCACTACCTACTTTGACAATACCTTCTATGGCCCATACTGCACCTAAGAATGCTGACCCTCTGCTAGCTGTTACATAACCCTTATACACATTAGTTGTGTTTACTTGAAGATTAAATATAACTAAAGAAGTTGCCGTAGTGTTAACAGTTGTAATGGTTTTAACGCTTTGGCAAGCCTGAGTATAACCTATACTACCAGTAAAGGAATTAGAGAAGACTATCTCATTATTCCTAGCTGCATAACCCCCACTACCTAAACAAATAGCTTGTGAGACAAGCATAGTATTAGACTCACCTATAGCAAAGCTATTATTTGAGCTAGAGTTTAAGCTATTGTTATATCCTATAGCAGCACTCCTAAAACCAGAGATACTGTTAAGTTCTCCTGCAGCAAATGAGCTAGTAGAGGTAATACTATTGTTCTTACCTAAAGCACAAGAGGCTTCTGCTGAAGAAGTATTACTAACACCAGCTGTAAAGGAAGAAATACCTGAGCTTGTATTAGAACTCCCAATAGCTGTTGAGAAGCTGTTACTAGATATATTGTTAAATCCAATTCCTACTGAGTTTGCACCTGATGAGTTATTACCTTGTCCTATGGCAATAGTAGTGTTACCAGTAGAGGAGTTACTCTGTCCTATAGCTAAAGAAGATGTAGCTGAGGCAGTATTAGAAAATCCTAAAGATAAAGAGCCGTAACCAGAGCTAGTGTTAGTATCACCTATAGCCATGCTAAAATCATTATTAGCAGTATTATTGGCTCCAACCACAAAGGAAGTACCACCAGAGGCTACTTGGGTAACTAAGGTTCTAGTTAATTGTAAATCAGTAGCTCCAACACCTCTCGCATTTCCACCTATTGTTCTTAAGGCTCCTCCAGTAATAGTTAATATAGTACTTCTAAGAAAGGCACTTAGGGTAGAACCATCTATAGTTCCGCCTGTAACACTGATGGAAGTGCTATCTTGAGTACTCATAGTACCAAGACCTAAGTTAGTCCTGGCCGCTGCATTAGTAACGGCTCCAGTACCTCCACTACTTATTGGGATTATGGTAGCAGTATTAAAAGCATCTGTTATTCCATATCCGCTTAGAGTAGTAGGTCGGCCAGTTGTAATCTTAGAGAAATCTAAGGAGGGGATATCAGCAGCTAATAGAGCAGCACCACTAGTTACTAAACCTTTAGCATTATAAGTAACTTTAGGTGAAGTACCAGCAGTAGCAACAGAGGCAAGAGTTAATACAGTATTACCAGCAACAGTGGTAGCATCACCAGTAAATGCTGGTAACCTACCAGCGGCTAGAGTGCCAGTTGTTATGTTAGCTGCATTAGTAGTATCAGTAGTAGCTGATATAGCTAGACCTGATATGTCTGCTGAGGTTAAAGTTACTAATCCAGTTTTACCAGCTACACTATCTACAGCACCTGATGTGATATAGATATATGCACTACCACTCCATCTATATGCTTTATTAGTATTAAGAGCTACATAAATCTTACCTGTCTCACCAGTAGCAGGAAAAGCAGCTAAGGTGGCTGCTTCTAATACGTCATCTACATAAGAAGGAAGTTGGGCTGCAGGTACTCTACCAGTACCATCTAAACCAGCCACTCCATTAATAGCCCCAATAGCTGTTGGGTTTATAGGTGTATAACCTAAAGCATTTTGCTTAGCATTAAAAATGGCCCAGTCTACTGAGGTTAAGTGTCCACTAACCAAAGTCGTAGCCGCAGCCATACTTAATACTGGGGTACTTCCCCCAGTAGAACTAATAGGGGCGGTTCCTGTTACATTAGTAACAGTACCAACATTATTTGTATAACCAGAAGGGTTATTACTAGGGTAAGCTCCTAAATTAGTGAGAGCTTGGGCCGCAGTAGTTGAACCCGTACCTCCATTAGCTATAGAAAGGGGATCGAGTAAAGTTAATGTCCCTTGTAAGAAAGCATTATTAATAGTTACTCCAGTTATAGTTCCACCTGCTATAGAAACAGAAGAACTACTCTGGGTAGATAAATCATTTAAGCCTAGGTTAGTCCTAGCAGCAGCAGGGGTGATAGCTCCTGTACCGCCCTGAGTGATGGGTACTGGAGTATTAAGTATATAGTTACTGATACTGACTGCTGATAATGTACCCCCAGTAACGTTAAGAGTATTAGAGTTTTGAGTAGCTAAGGTACCTAATCCCAAGTTAGTTCTAGCTTGAGAAGGGGTACTAGAATTAGTACCCCCATAAGTAATAGCTAATGGTTCCCCTAATGTTAAATTATGTACTATATTAGCCATTATTATATATCTCTATTAAGGTGCTATTGGGAATTGAGGTAGGTCTAGTATCTCTTTATCTTTGATAAGATTCATGTAGTCCCTTAGGGCTTTTCTATAAGCAATCCAAGGAGCTCTCTCTTCATCGGTGAAGGGGTAATCAGGCATGATAGACCAATCACTCTTAGCTAGTAAAGTATTACGGAATCTCTTAATTAGGTCCTTAATAAATTCCTTATCTGCTAAGAGAGGCATAGCTATTAGCATAAGCTTCCTATCCTTTTTACTGGCGGCTAGATAAGTGATTAGCTCTGCATACTTAGGACTACGAGGAGCCGGGGCTACTTCTTCTATAGGAACTTCCACTTCATTAGCTTTAGCTTCTACAATCTCTATATATGAATCTCCTAGAGACCATCTAAGATCATCATCTAATAGATCAGGCTGGTTAGTAGCTGAGTTACCTTCTACATAAGTAACCCTTTCTGTAGGAACATATTGAACTTGAGTGTACTTAGTATGTAGAGAGTATTCTGGAACTAACTTTAGAAAGTTTTCTAGAGTGAGTTCTAATAGACCATTAACTAATACTAGTTCTGGTGTCTGTATAAATGATTTCATATTCTTATTTGACTCTTATGTAATAGTTAGTTGTGTGGCAAGAAGGTCTGTTATCAAAAGGAACACCACTGCCAGTATTAGACGTACCAAGAGCAGTAGCTTCAATAGCATTGCTATTTCTTTTACTGATTGGTTGACCATTATTATAAGCGGTACCATTACCTACAGACCAGGTATTATCATATCTCCAAAACTCATTAGTACCTTCGTGTCTGTTACTAGTATTAACTGCATAGAGAACAGACTCACGGTCTCCTGATACATCCCCATTAACCATCAACTCATAACTAACAACTTGGTGTTCATGGGGGTTAGGACTTACAGGGTGCGCATGTATGGGCATGTTAGCATTACTAAGAACAATGCTATTACTACCACCGGGACCAGCAACACCATTCTCTCCTTGGAGGAACCTATCTCTGAAGTCAGGTACTGGATTCCCCGTCCACCACCAACCAGCTTGAGCTGCTTGACCATTACAAAGAGCCCATACAAATCCAAATCCATCAGTGACTACACCAGCTGCAGACCAGTTCATCCTAATAGTTCCTAAAGGTTGGAGACTTTCTGCAAAGGCTCTTACCCAAGCTGTCGTAGCAACTGAGGTATCATTATCATTAAGAGGAGGCGTAGTTACTGTAACTCCACCAGGAACATTAAGGGCTCCATTAACAGTGAGGTCATATTCTACTACTACATTACCTTTGATAATAGTATCAGGTTGTAGAAGAATGATAGAAGTTATAGAGTTAGCATTAGTAGTAGCATAAGCAAAGGCTTTACCAGTAGGAGGCTTAATAGCTACTGAGGTGAAGGGATAATGGTTGATTCCACATGTGGGGTCAACATATAACCATACAGTTTGGTTAGCAGGTATCTCTATATCTCCAGCAGCAATAGTGCAATTAATAGAGGTATTAACTCTAATGCGTCCTGTACCATGGTCAATGATACGGGTGCCAACTCTAGCTGTAAGGGTAGGGAATATATCACCACCTATTATCACATCATCAAGTACATCACGTACCCAGGAGGTAGTAGCTAATTGGTTGTCACTACTCAGTTGAGCAGGAATAGGGCCTCTAGCAATACCAGTAAAGGTAGCACCATCTTTCCTAGCATATTGAGTAAGGTCACCACCACCAGCTAATGCAGAAGTAACTACACCTTGAACAAAGGAAGTAGAGGCCGCTTTATTAGAACTATCACTAGGGGCAAGAGGTGCTACTAATATGTTAGCTAAAGTGAAGTCTTGAGTAGTTCCTGTTTGATAAGCATTAGAAGTACTTTCTAGAACTACATCATTAGAAGTGCCACCACCACCTAGTCTAGAGTTAACCCATGCAGTAGTAGCTACTGTAGTGTCATTAACAGAAGATAAGGGAGTAGGACTTCTAACAGGGCCAGTAAAGATAGCACCAGATAACTTGGCATAAGAGGAGAGGTCAGTACCTGATAGGTCTAAACCAGTAATAGCTCCAGCTAATACAGTGACCGTACCAATGACTCTAATAGCACCACCAGTAGGATACACGTTTGTATGTCCAACTATTCCATTACTATCAACGGTGATGTAGTAAGTACCACTAGAAGGAAGACTAATAGTCCCTATAAGTACATTGACTACATTACCATTAGGAAGGGTAACAGTACCCGCGCTATGGTTAATAGAAGTACCCACTCCAGCAGTTAGGGTAATAGTTGATAGTCCAAGACCATTAGAGTTAAGAACATTCTTAACAAATTGGGTAGTGGCTAGTTTAGAACTACTATCATTAACCGCTGCGGTAGGAGCCGTAGGACTTACAGTGAAGTCATTAAGACTAGTAAAGGTATTAGCACTATCTCTTAGTGCTGCATTACCTGAGGTACCTAGAATGGATTTAACCCATTGAGTAGTAGGAACCTTAGAACTATTCTCACCTAAAGGTATTACAGCCGATATAGTTGGGGCAAGAGTAAAGTTATTATTAGTACCTGTAAAGTTATTATCTACAGACTTTCTAGCATAATCACTTAGGTTAACCCCTGTAACGTTAGCTATAGCCTGTTGTACAAATCTAGTACTAGCTGCTAAGTCTGAGGTATCCGCAGTACCTTGAGAGGGCATAGGTACTCTAAGAGCATTACCCCCAGGAGTTACTCCATCTCCTACAAATACCATCTTATTATCAGTGGTATAAATCATCTCTCCTTGTAAAGGAGTTAACTGGAGCCTTTGAGTCTCTGGCCCTTGTCGAAGTTGTAATTGAATAATAGCCATGTGTGTATGTGTGTTTTAGATAATATGGTTAACTTAAATACTAAAAGGATTAAACAAGAAAGGTACCTAGTTGTAAGTTGGCATCAGCTCCTACTGGAAAGGCAACATCTATAAAGGGCCCACAGAATAAGCTTAAGGGTAATCCCCATACTAAGGTATTAGTTTCATCATCATAACCTAGAAGCAGGTCTCCTTGATTGTCAGGGGGTCTAGGGACTAGTAAACAGTTACCAACTCTTATACAATCGATAACATCATCTATATCATCTACAGAAGTATTAAGGCTTGTTTGTAATAGGTTAATCCTATTATTAATAAGGGTATCTTGTGCTAAGAGACCATTTATCTGTACAGTGTGTTGGTTGACTAAGGCTCTTAAGTCAGAGGTGTCCTCGGTTATCTCAGCTCTTAATATATTAATTGAGTTAGCAACATGACCTTGTTGTCCTAACACTTGTTCTTGTAAGTCAGATATCTGGTTAGTTATCTGGAGAAGGGAAGAGGTAAGACCTTGTATAGCAGGTATGGTGGCTACTGTTTGTGCTAGGTCGTATATGGTACTAGCTGATTGAGTACCTACATGATTAGCTCTCTGCTGAAGAGCCAGCCAGTTGCTATCCACTTCGGCACAACTCATTGGCCTTCCTAACTGGCTGATTAGCAGCACTCCATTAGGCATTTAATTTACTCCTTTTTCATATGTGACATTGATTGATAAGGGGATAAGATGGGTAGGTGGTTGTGTGATAAGACTATAATACTAAGAAGTTATAACTGATAATAGGAGTAAAGGTAAGCATATAACACTCCCACCTTAATAACTGCTCTTTCTAATAGTATGGATCTACCTAATAAGGAGATCATAGCAGATGAATGTATTAACAAGGTATGGTGGAGTAACCTTATCTAGTCTAAGTGTGGGTAGTAGAGTAATAGCTGGAGATGATGTTAGACAACCTAATCTTAGTGGTGATGAGGCTCTTATTACTTCTATAGAAATAGGGGAAAAGGATCTATATAAAATTACACTTACTGATGGCACAGAACTCGAAAGGGGTTTAGATTCCTTATGGCAGGTTAAAGAAGAGAGCGCTTCTATCTGGTCTATAGTAGTTCTAGATGAGCTTCTAACCTGGTTTCCTAATAAGATAGATCCCTATTATTGTGCTTGTAGTTCTAATCCTTATATAAAAGCTAGGTATGAAATAAGACAGGTTCAATACTATATACCTTTCTCTAACATACTTCTTGATTCTATTCCACCATATTGGATAGGTGTCTTTGCTACTAAGGGATGTTTGGAAGGGCCAGAGCCTTTCCTTTACTTAGATAGAGAAGAGGCCTCTAGGATAAGAGATCAAGGTTCATGGGACTTCATTCTTATGGAGCCTTATACAACTACTCCTGATAAATACTTCTTTAGAAGTTATACCTATATCAATGAAAGGAGTAAGTTATCTATTGAATTAGAAAACTTGGGCCTTCTCTTTAAGAGTAAGGAAGAAAGACTAATTCATAACTCTTACATCTATAGTGATTTTAGAGATAGGGTTAATCTCATACAAGGGATTATGGATAGTGTAGGTTATATAGACCCTATTACTGGGATAAGTATTGCTCTCTTATCTAATCAAGGTATAGCTAAACAATTAGAGTTCATAGTTAGAACCTTAGGTGGCACTACTACGACTTATTATGATAGTAAGGTAAGAGAGTATTTAGTCAGTGTATATCTACCTAGGACTGAAACCCCTTTCTCTAGACCTAGCTTAGTTAATAGGTACACATACTTTGAACCTAAGTTAACCCCTATATATATTGAGAGTATAGAAAGGCTGGATGAAAGGGGTCTTGTTACTAGTATTAATCTAGAGAATAATCAACCTTATATTACAGATGAATTCTTAGTTATTTATTAATGGGGGGAAGGAAAGCGCCCACATGTTTTCTAATTTACCTATTGATTACTTTAACTATATGTTGTACATCTATATGTAGGACTATCCTTCCAGTAATGACTAGAGCACTTCCTTCAGCAGTGATAGGAACATTCTCTTCAGTCGTGACTGGAGCTAATTCAACTACATAGAGGTTATGATTATGCCAAGAGGTAGAAGTAACAAGAACAGAAGTCAATCAACCCCACAAGACCTAGCCATGCCTAGGTCTTGTTCTTTTAAAGGGGCAATATCTCCTGCTATAGCTCCTGGTACTAGTATAGAAACTAAGTCCTTTATTAAACCCTGTACACTTAATCAAAGACTATTTGTTAAAGCTATTAAGAATAGTGATGTAATTATAGGTGTGGGCCCGTCCGGATGTGGGAAGACCTTGCTCGCCATACACACAGCTATCACTCTTATTAATAGTGAAGACTCACCTATTGATAGGCTTATATATATAAGACCTAATGTAGATAGGGCAGACGAAGTTGGGCTGGGTTATTTACCTGGTAGTGAAATAGAAAAGACAAAGCCTTTAGCTTATCCAGTCTTGGATAACCTAATGATGTTTATGAGTAAGGCTAGTGCCGAGTATCTCATAGATAGCGGGAAGGTGGAAGTTCTTACTATGTCTATGCTTAGAGGTAGGTCATTTCCTAATTGTGTTCTATGCCTTGATGAGAGCCAAAATAGTACACCAGGAGGTATGAAAACTCTTCTTACTCGTATAGGTGAAAATAGTAAAGCTATTATATTAGGAGATACTTCTCAGAGGGATAGACCTGATAGAGATACTGATGGATTATCTGATTTAGTTAGAAGGGTGCAGCCAGTTCTTAAGATGCCTCTTGATGATAATTACTATATAGATATGGTTAAGTTTACTAGAGAGGATGTAGTAAGAAATGGAGTTATTAAAACCATACTTAGAATATATGAAGGGGAAGAAGATGATCAGTAATAAAGACTGGGTATCCCTTATCCTTTTATTACTTAACTCATATAGGTAACCTGATGACTTTAATTAAAGGTGTAGAAACTACTAAGGAATACTTTAGTAGAAAGTTAATGGATGCTTGCTGTGCAATATTGGAAATTCAATATGATAGCAAGAAAATATCTATTATCTTTAGTGATAAGTGTGGAGCAGATTATACTTTCTATTGGTCTGATAAAGAGGCCAGACAAGAACAAGGTAAAGTGAATGAGTTTATTAAAATGGTATATTGTGCAGTACCTGTATGTCTCTCTGTGGTACCTAACAGTCCTTATACTGAAGCTGAACTAGGCAGCATGGCACAAGCTATTGTTGACCTAACTACAGACTCTATACATAGATTTGAACAGGACTTAAGACCTTCTGTTTATCAGTTAGCTCTAGCTCAAATAAGAAGAGCGGCTGAATAAAGATATATATATATATAGAGATAGAGAGAGATAGAGATAAGGATAGGCAGAGATAGATAAATAGATATAAAAAAGAGGGGTGGATGCCCCTCATAGACTTATACTGATTAAGGAAACCCAGTACGTCATAGTTTTGACTATATCACGTATTAGAGATAAATGCAAAGTTATATAAACATTTATAGTCATATATAAGAATATATGACTATAAATCCCTAGAAGCTTATTGAACTGCTGCTTGAGGCACTTTAGCTGCTTCATCAAGAATCAATGCTTTGAATAGTTCTAGGGCTTGAACTAGGGCTTGATGATCTTGTCTTGTACCCTTATACTGAGATGCGATAGTATCTAAGTAGTTGTAGGCTTCTTCATTCGACATAGGTTATATACCTTATTTATCTAATTGATTACCTCCATGATATACAAATACGCTTCCATAGTCAATCAATATGTTTAAACTTTCCCTCTCTAGTGATACAGGTTATGTTGAGCTAGCTGATCCAGCTACAGGTATTAAGGTAGGTTCTCTTCTTTATGGTCTAGATAAACGCCCTACGGTTATAGCTATGTCTTTAGCTAGATATAGTAGGAGTAATGCATCTATGGGTGATATATCAAAAGAACTTCTAGGTAAAGATAATGAGGCTAAACTAGAAAATATAGCTATTAAGTATGGTCATGCTAGTGTGGCTGGTATGGCCCATATAGCCTTCTGTGCTGAGGATATATCTACTCTAGATGCTATGAGGTTCTTTTATGAGTGCTCTGTCCTTGATGGTCAACATAGGAGCACTAGGTATCAAGATTTCTCTAATGCTAGATTCCTGGCAGTACCAAGTAATATGGGTAATGCAGAGGTTAGAGAACTCTATAAACAGATAGTTAATAAACAACTTAAAGATTATAAAGAAGTTAATGCCTCTACTAAAGAAGCCCTATCAAAAAGGTTTGATATACAAGAGAGCAATAATAGAGAGAATAGTTCTTTAGTTGTAAGAACACTTGATTGTACTAGGTATTTATTACCTCTAGCTTTGAAGGATGGTTTTGGTGCTGTAATAAGTGCTAGAGAAATATCTTCTAGATATATTAGTAAACTGCTTGGTAGTAAAGACCCTGTATCTAAAAGACTGGGTGAACTACTAATAGACCTCTTTACTAAAGAAGGTGAAGGTTATACCCCTGAGTGTGCCTCTCTTATTAAACATACTGAGGCTAAGAAAACCCCCACTAAAGAAGCTATTCAGTTCTTAGAGAGTAGGAATAACCAAGAGTATAAACGTTGGCCTGAAAGGATGGGTTCACCTAGTAGTGACTTAATGGTTAATGAGGTAGCACATATGGATGCACTTGTACTTAACCTAGAATTACTAATGGATCCTTTGAGAATTGATCCTTCTCCTTGTAGTAATGTCACTATGAATCTATTAGGTAACATTATCTTTAAAGGCTTTAATCATCATAATGAACTAGGTAATCCTTATCTATCTGGGTCTATTGCTATACAAGGTATGGCTGATATAGGTAGCATTAAGGATTTAATTAGACATAGAAGTCTAAGAAGGTTTGTTCCTCTATTTGAGGATGAGACTAATATGATTAAGGAATTAGATAGACCTAGTGATAAATGCTATTATCTACCACCTTATTTCTATGATGAAGGGATGGATAAGCTAAGAGAAGATTATACTAATAGGCTTACTAATACTTATGAAAGTATTAAGGATTGGTATACTAAGGCTATCTCCTGTATGGAAGTAGAAGTAGCTAATCATTATGTTAAAAGATTACTACCTCATGCCCATGCTACTCAGTATATACTGAGCGGGAGTATGGCTGATATTGCTTATATGTGCAGTCTTAGGAAAGGTGTAGGAGGCCACATACAATATAGAATGATGGCTGAGAATATCATTTCCAGACTAACTTACGACTTCCCTTTATGGGATGGTTTATTTAATGAGTTTAAATCAGGGGATCTAGTAGATCCTTTTAGCAGAGAACAATTCTTAGGGAGAAGTTAATTTAATGTTTAGTAAAGAAGAGATCTTAGAAGTAAAAGTTAATGAAGGTTTAATTAGAAAGTATATGGATTATGTTTCTCTTCTAGCAGAAGGGGAAAGTTCTGATACCACTCTTGGTGACCTTATTAATAAGATCAGTCAAGGAGAGTGTGGAAATTGTTCTCTATTAGAAAGTGTAAATGGTGTATTAGATGCTTTTATTTTTAATGCTAGTTATAGCATTGAGGAGATGATTGCTAGTGCTAATAACAGTATACCTAGTAGAATGGCTGAGCTTAAACTGGAGTTAGATCCGGAGGCTTATGCTACGGTTGAAACGGCGGTTACTCGTATGAGTAATCTCCCTAAGATTAACTTAGAGCAGTCTATGGAACAATCTTTTCAGTTAGCTTCTATAAGCAGTTCTTTACCAGAGGCCCTAAAGAGTATGTCTGAAAAAGAAGTGACTGATATGGTTATGGAGTTAGTTAGAATTAATCAAGTGCTTAGGTCTAATCTTAAATGAGTGGGGCTCTCCTAAAGGCTATGAAGAATGGCTGTATAGGTAATCTACCTAATAGGAGAGTCAAGAGAGTTAAGCTAGAGGATTACTATTCTAATACTACTCATAGTAGTGAATTAGTTAAGACTCTAGCTATCTCTTTAGTTATGGGTAGAGATAAAGTCTATACAGAAAAGTGGTTAATACTAAAAGGTTCTATTACTATAGAGCTAATTGATAGTTATTCTCTTTTATATTTAAGAGATCCTCCACTATCTATAAATGACCTACTACTTATTGACCACTCCATATTAATAACTAGTAATACTTATATAAGTAACCTAGATAAATTAAGAGAAGAAATACTAGTAGAAATAAGGGGGATGGAGTAATGATTGAGAATGGTTTCTATATGGATTATTATGTTAATAATCCATATGATGTGGATCTAACTATACTTAGTGATATTGATAATCTAAATAAGATGAAGATCCTTCCTCAACATACTGTTAGGATTGGTATCCATGTACCTAAAGGATTTAAACCCTTTTCTAGGAATAGCACCCTGAAAGGGAAACCAATAGTATGGATAGGAACATTGGATGTAGATGCTCCTGATTTATAATTAATATCCCACTAAAACTATAGATACTTCTGAAAAGTCTTCCTTAAGGAGACTTTTCAGCCATAGATTATCTAGGGTAGCTATAGATGTATTTATTACTTGAGTCTCACATTGTCTTACTCCTAAGTCTAGAAATAGAACATTAAGGGGTAACCAATAATCTGGTTGAGTAGAATATATTACCTTCCCACATTCTACCTTTACTAATATACAAACTAGCTGGCTAATTCCTACCTTATCTAAATAGATACATTTCTCTTCACAAGGAGCTAATCCTATAGAGAGTTTAGTGGCCCTACCTCCTATAAGTTCTATATTCTGGGCTCTAGTTAGCTCATGTATATAACCTTCTGTGAGATTGGCACAGGTAGGATTTCTAGCTTTAGTATTCATTAAACCTAGAGAATAGGATAGATAATTAGGAGGACATTCCATGTAGTTCCTTTATAAAGATATAGATTGATATGCTGATATATTAATCTATATAGAATTCTAGTGACCTTATATAGTAAGGATAATATGCATAATGATGGAGAAGATGAAGATGGAGATGGAGAAGAACCTAAATTTAATGCTATGGAGGATGAAGAGATACTCATTTGTCCTAGCCCTTATGATACTAATTGTAGATGGCTGGATATTAAGTGTTCTTCCTGTAAGGTAATCAATAGGTCTAGCAAGGCATTACATTATAGTCCTCTTAGTAGGTTATTACCTAAACATCCTTTATTAATGGCAGAGGAGAAGGATAAGAAGGAAGCTAGGAAGTTATTAGCTAAGGAGAAGAAGAGTAGCTCTGCTTCTATTAAAGGAAGAACTAATAATAGACTGGGTAAGAAAGCTGAAAGAGTTGCTATGAAAGATATAGGTGCTAAGGCTACTATAGCTTCTGGCTCTGTATGTGGGGATGGTGATGCATATATAAGTGCTGGCGATCTTAAGTTACAGATAGAACATAAGCTTAGAATATCTAGTAAGGGTAGACTCGGCATTACTAAAGAGGAATGGGATAAAGGTAAAAGACAGGGTATAGACCTATTTGTTATATCCTCTGAGGATCAAAGAATAGTAATAATGAGTGATGAATTATTTAAGACTTTAATGGAGATTATTAATAATGGCTAAGGCAACAACTAAGGAATCAACTAAGGCAACACCTAAGGAATCACCTATTGAGGATTTAGATAGTAAGCTAAAGGAATATGAGGCCTTAGATAAACAACTGGCAGCTATTGGGGGTTCTTATAAAGGGCTTACTGGTAAGAATAAGAAGATGACTAATACTCTTACCTTCATTTCTACTGGTTGTATCTCTATAGATAGGGCTATAAAAGGTTTAGTACCTGGTAGGATCTATGAGATATTTGGTAAGACTGGAGTATGTAAATCATCTGTTACTCTAGCTATGATGGCAGCTATGCAAAGGGCGGGCCATGTTTGTATGTGGATAGATGTGGAGGCTTGCTTCACTGAAGAGTATGCCAGTATGTGTGGTGTAGATGTTGAGAAGCTTATCCTTATACGTCCTGATAATATGAATGAGGCATTAGAGGCAATAAGGGTAGCCTCATCCTCTGGCTTAGTTAAGTTTATTGGATTAGACAGCGTAGCTGCAATGGTGCCTAAGGATGAGTTTGATAAGGATGTAGGTGGTGGAATGCTAGGCACTAGAGCTAGGTTACTATCAAGTGCCTTACCTCAAATAGTTAAACACTGCGGAGATACTGGTTGTATCCTTATGTGTATCAATCAAGTACGTGCTGCAAACCTTATGGGATATGGATGCTTCCATGAGGATACCTTAGTAACCTTTAGTGATGGTTCTTTAGTACCTATTAAGAAGGTAGTAGAAGATAAAATGGTAGGCCCAGTACTTAGCTATGATGATACCTCTGGTCAATTCATATCTAAGAAGATAACTAATTGGTTTAATAACGGTAAGTTAGATTTATCTAATGAGACTTGGCATAACTTTATAACCTCCTCTGCTGGAGGTCGAGGTGGGCGTATGGGTTTCTCTTGTACTCCTAATCATGAAGTACTAACTTCTGAGGGCTATAAGAAAGCTCAAGAGTTAACAGTAGGTACCAAGCTTATTTCTTACTATGAGAGTAAGTGGTTAAATAACCCTGTTATTAGTGATATTATTTATGGCTCATTATTGGGAGATGGAGGTTTAATACGTAGAGATACTTCTACAGCTGCCTTGGGGTTACAGAACAATAAACAGAAGGAATACTTAGATTGGAAGATGAATATCCTTTCTGGTTTAGATTGGAAACCTCGGGGTATTAGTTTTAATAGCTCTTTTTCTACTGAGTTATCTTTACTAAAAGATAAGTTCTATAGGTGGCATGGAAAGAGAGAAAGAAGGATGATCCCAGATGATCTAATTCTTACTCCTTTAATGGCTGCTGTGTGGTATATGGATGATGGTTCTATCGACCTTAAGGATTATCATAAAAGGGGTAAAGTCTCTGCTTATAGATTAACTACTATTTATGATGAACAGTTAAGAGAAGCGCAGCTAAATAAGTATAAAGAGGTCTGGTCTTCTTTCTTAGGTGTAGCAGTAGATAAAGTAGATTCTAGAGGTAGTATTTACTTTGATACTCAAGCCTTTTCTATCTTATGTGAGAAGATACATAAGTATGTTCCACCTTCTATGCAATATAAACTACTAGAGGAGTATAGAGGTAAGTATAAAGAAGTTGAGGTAGGTAATGTTAATTCTACAACTCATCCATATGAAGTAGAAATCTTATCAATAGATGTCTTATCTCCTAGGAAACTTAGGGTTAAGACTAAATATGATATAGAGGTAGAAGGAACTCATAACTATCTAGTGGGCGGAGGTAATAGAGGTGTAGTTGTACATAACTCTAAGTCAACCACAACAGGGGGTGCAGCACTTCCTTATTACTCTTCAGTTAGAATGGAGATGAATAGAAGTGGCTATATTGAGGGTAAGGGTGATGAGAAAATAGGTATGGAAATTAAACTCCAAACTATTAAGAATAAGACCTATACTCCTTTTAAGACAGCTACCCTTACTTTCATCTATCCTACTGAGGATGGTAAAGGAGGCTTAGACCTAATAGCAGATGTAGTAACTAATGCTGTTGAGTTAGGTGTTATTGTTAAGGCAGGTTCTTGGATGAGATATGGTGAGAGTATATCTATTCAGGGTGAACCTAAGTTTAAGACTCTATTAGAAAGTGATCCAGTATTACTATCTGAGATTAGAGAGAAGACAATGGAACTTATTAATAATAGTAATAATAATAGTAATAATAATAATAATAGTGAGAGTGATATAGATGATGGAACAGGAAGTGAAGACTCCTCAAGTGAAAAAGAGGGCCAGGAAGAGCCCTAATATTAATAATAGTAAGTTTGCTAATCTTAGCATTAGCGATCTTATAGCTAGGTCTAGTGAGCTTATTGCAGAGCTAGAAGATATTAAGTTGGAGTTAGGTAAAGCAGTAGAAGCCTTTAAAGAGATTGGTATTACTGTGGGTGGAGGTGGTGGAGGAACTCTGAATCAAGCTGTTCCTACTAATCCTTATTACTCTGGAAGTCTTAATCCATCTATAGAGCCAACTCAATTAGCCTTACCTGAAGGGTCTCCTAAGGACTTAGGTAATAATATGGAATATTCCTTTAAGGTAATGGCTCCTGAGGATTCTGTAGAGGATATTAAAGGGGTAATAGCAGAACAAGTTAAAGCTTTAGAGAGCATTACTAATACAATTAAAGTATAGAATTAAAAGGTTCATATAAATACTATCCCTCGTCACTAACTCCGGGCTGAAGCCACGGAGCTTGTCTGAACCAATTCAGACAACTTAAGTAGCGACTAGCCCATTGAGTCACCAGATGTTACAGATTTCCGAATACTTCTCTAGTTCGGATTGACTCTAAGCCTGATTGGTTCGGGCGTTGCATTATGGCAAGACATATTTCTGGTGATGGGCGAAGAGACTTAAACAAGTAATTGGGTTATACCAAAATGCGAATTCCAGTTGTCGATCAAGGTCATGAGCCACTCATGCCTACCACCCCTGCACGAGCGAGGAAATGGCTTGCCTCTGGTAAAGCCATCAAGCGCTGGTCTGATTGTGGTCAGTTCTATGTGCAACTCACCGTAGAACCATCCGGCTATGCCACCCAATCTATTGTTGTCGGGATTGACCCCGGCAAGAAGTATTCAGGGATTGGCGTTCAATCAACGCGCTTCACGCTGTACACCGCTCATCTAATTCTGCCGTTCCAAACGGTTAGAGACAGGATGGACTCACGCCGCTTGATGCGACGGGCACGTAGAGGGCGCAGAATCAACCGTAAGGTGAAGTTCAATCAACGCGCCCATCGTCAGAAACGATTCTCGAATCGACGGCAAAGTAAGCTTGCTCCTTCAATTAGAGCTAATCGTCAGCTTGAACTCAGAATTGTGTCTGAACTCTGTCAGATTTACCCAGTCAAAGCTATTCGATATGAATATGTTCGAGCTGATGTAGATCTCACCAGTGGGCGTAAGAAGGCTCGTTCAGGTAAAGGGTTTAGTGCTGTGATGGTGGGTCAGAAATGGATGCTGGAGCAGTTGAAACAATTTGCTCCTGTCAGCACTATTGAGGGCTATCAAACTGCCTCAACTCGCAAGTATCTAGGGCTGAGCAAGGACAAAGTAAATAAGTCGAAGGCTGAGTTCAACACTCATGCTGTCGATGGAGTGGCAATAGCTGCTTCCTACTTTGTTAGATATCAACAGTATCACAGGGTTGGTGAAGATGGTGGTGATTGGGTAGGTAATGTTTTCATCACGCCTGCACCATTCCTTGTCATTTGTCGTCCACCTTACAGTCGTCGCCAGCTTCACTTAATGGTTCCTGCCATTGGTGGAGTAAGGCGTAAATATGGTGGGTCTACGACTCGCCACGGGGTTCGTAAGGGTGACTTAGTTAATTCCCCCAAAGGGATTGGCTATGTTTCTGGCGACACCAAAACACAGATATCTGTTAGCAATGCCAACTGGAAACGGTTGGGGCGGATATCGGCTAAAAAGGTGCAATTAATCCGTAGGTCAAACGGCTTGATTGTAGCTTGATAGCTTGAAGTAAAGCCGTCCTCCGCTTTGCTAAAAGACGGGGTTTCCACCTACATTTTTGATGAGGGTTTAATTATGTCTACTACTATTATTGATCCTGTTGATTATGGTTTAGTTTGTATTGGTATAGACCCTGGTAAGAAGGGCGGCTTATCTTTAGTATCATCTCTTATAGGAGTAATAGATAGTATAGAAATGCCTATACTAAAAGGGGAATTAGATCTCTCTTATATCACCTGTCTATTAATTAAATGGATAGATAAATATGGGGTGTCCTTTATAGTTACAGAAGCCCAACAAGCTATGGGAGGACAAGGAGTTACTTCTACCTTCACTACTGGGTATAACTATGGACTCTTATTAGGAGTAGCTAGTACTATTGGAACTCCAATCATTAAGGTAAGACCTAAAGAATGGCAAGCCATTATTAAGGATGACCTAGTAATAATGCAAGAGTTGATAGACCATACAATGAAGATGACTAAAAAGAAAAGTCTTAGTGCCTGTAATAACTTATATCCTCTTATTCCCTTAGTAACTGCTAGAGGTAGATGGATGGATGGTATATCAGACTCTATTCTTATAGCCACTTATGGGTGTTTAAAAATCAAAGTAATCAAAGTAATATAAGTAATATAAGTAATATAAGTAATATAAGTAATATAAGTAATCAAAGTAATGGGTATATAATTGGGTATATAGACTTTATATAACTGATTAAAGGGAATATATTAAATTGATTATTAAAGAAGTAGCTTTAGATTCTAAGCCTAGTTATTACTCAGTAAGTAGATTAAAGACTTACTCCCAATGTAGTGAGTATTTTAAGAAGCAGTATGTAGACCTAGATTATGTTAGGGACTTTAGTCCTTCCACCTTAACAGGTTCATTAATACATGATGCATTAGAATTCTATTACTTAGGTAATTCTAAGAGTGTAATAGAAGGTTTTATACTTAATGGTGAGAGTAGTCTAATAAACTTGAAGGTAGTTCAAGAGAGTGATATGGAGGTTATCTCCACGTATCTAAATGAATATGCTATAGAGTTAGCTACCTTATATAAAAGAGCTTCGGCTAGTTATAAGGGTAATGATGCTATTAGAACTAAGAGTGGGGATGTACCTGTTAACCCTACTATGACTTCTGTATGGAAGAGCTATCTAAAAGATTCAGGTCTCTATGGTAAAAAAGATCTGGTAGATACTTTTATTAGTGATAAGAATGAGGGAATTAACTTCTCTGTATGTGATGCTTATGCAGAAGCATACAGTCTCTGTGCTAATTATACCTATCCAGATATGGGAACTACTATAGCTACTGAGCTAGGTATCTCTGTATGGGATAAGAATACTAGCATTCTTAATAATCCAGTTCTTATGCCAGAGATTCATGGGGGAGATGATGGTATATATCTAAGTGGGTATATAGACTTAATAAGTAAAGTGGGCCCCAATGATGATGACATACTTATATGTGATCATAAGAGTGGTAAAGAAGAATTTAATACTTCCACTGTTCTACATAATGTACAGTTATTATCTTATGTATATGCTTATGAAGTTCTTACAGGTATTAAAGCTAAATACATAGGGATTAATAATATAAGGGCGGGCACTTTAGTTAAGGTGGAAACTCCTAATGATGAGTTTGTAAGAGACATACTCCTTACTCTATTTGCTAATCATAATGGTATTAAGAACTCTTACTTTACTAAGAAGAGGCCAGAGTCTTATTCACCTTGTTTAGCTATGTTTGGTAAGGTCTGTCCTTATCTAGGTAAATGCTGGCCTGAGTCTGTTCCTCAATAGATAGAAATTACATATAAATAATGAGAGGCCCCTATATAGGAGCCTCTTTGCTTTTCCTTTGTATTACATTTAATAGAAGTCTTGCAATTAATGGGCATTATAGGTTATATATAAATTGTACACCTATATACTAAAACGTACTTTGGGATTAAATACATCCTTGAATATGTAAGAAGGAAAGTTAATATTATAGCGGCCCCTCACACTGGAATTGACTCACTGACTAAGTATTTAAAGACTGGCTTCCCTTGGAAGAAGGACTTTTATTGCGAAGTTTTAGATATGACATTTACTTATCAACAAGTAGCAGATGCACTTAAGCAGATAAAGGTTACTGACCCTAAACTACATCGTATTGGTTCATACCGATGGATGTCTTATAGGAGTAGGAATGATATAGCTAATAGCTTATATATGGATTCATCAACCTTGAAAAGGTTTTGGGATAAATTCTCTTGTTTATTAATGAACTATTTAGTACATGGAGAGGATGTTATCTCTCTTATGGATTCAGTAGATCTAATCATACAGGACTAATATATGTCCGAAGAGAATAAGGAAATAGTCATTGGTATTAATAATTGGGTAACTAGATATAGAAGAGAATTATTATCATCAGAAATGCTAGGTATGGAGCCATGGAGCTCCTTATTAGTAGAGATACAAGAGTTAGCCCTAATGCTAGATAAAGCTGGGTCTGAGGCTCCTCTAAAGATAGAGAAGCTTAATCCTGTTGATGCTAGTGGTATGGGTAAAGCTATCATTAAAATGAATAGAGAGGGCTTATCTTATAAAGAGATATCTGATAGTCTAGCTTTATCTACTGGTATGGAACTAGAACCTAGGGATATAAAGATATGGTTAGAAACTTATAATCATTCTTCTGTATCTAGTAAGGCTAGTCTAGTTAGAGGTTCTGTATTTGAAACTAAGGGAAGGTTAGAAGAAGTACATCTACTTATTCATAAACATATAGAAGATATTGAGATGATGGATGAGGAACAATTTACTAGAGCTAAGACTACAAAGGCTCAAGTAATGTTAGATGTATATAAAGAGATGAGACAACTATATAAAGATGCTAACCAATTAGTAAATGCAGTTCAACAACTGAATACTATTAAGGAGTTTCAAGAGGTGGTCTTAAATATAATAAGTGATATCAGTCCTCAGGCTTATCATCAAATATTAAAAGAACTCAAACAAAGGAAAGCCTTGATGAGTTCATTAATGCCTGATGATATTTAATCAGGAGTAGCTGTACTTGGATTTAATATAGAGTAATTAGCTATCTCTGATGCTGTACTGGTATGAGAGGTAGTTATTACTTTATTACCAGCTATAGAAGATACATTAGTCTGTATATTAATTCCTCTTCTTATTAAACCTAAATCTCTAGTTTGATTAATATTAGCAGAAGTAGGTATTTTATTAACAGGAATTTTAATAGATATGCCTTTAGTATTAGCCTCTACATCTCTTTGTTTTAGATGGGCCATTTCTTCTATACGACTAGCTAAATGAGTAGCTTGTAATAACTCATTCTGATTATTAGAGTTTCTTCTAGCAGATGCTGAGGGAGTATTCTTAATTGCTTTAGCTTCTTCTACTGCCTTTAATGTTTTTACTGCGGCCTGAGCTCTTTGATTCCTATAGTTATTATCTAATCTTTTTATCTGATTATAATCAGCACTTTGAGTAATCATTCCTTGCCATAGGTATCTACCTATAATAGTCTGATTATAATACTGAGACCTGATCCTTATCTCTCTATCAATGAGAGGGTCAGTCATAGTTCCTGGTCTGATTAGGTAACTTAGGTCACCGCCTTTAGCTAGGAGTACTGAGTTGGAATTAGATATACCATGCATAGAATCAGAGGTAAAGAATTGACTAGTAGCTGAACCAGTATAGTCTTCTGCTGCTGATAATCTATTAGCATATTCATTCTTTATAGCTTCTCCTGCAGTACCTACAAAGAAGGGGCCTTGAGATAACTTAGCATCTAGTTGTAACCATTCCCCCGGTTTATTAACCATCATGCCTAAGACTCCACCAATGATTGGTACTTGGCCCATCTGGTTAATAATAGCAGTGGTAAAGTTAGAGGCTTGGTTAGGTGCTACAGCTCCTATTAATGCTCCTGCACCACCCATAATGGCTGCACCACTAGCTACTAAAACTATGGCAGGTACAGCTATTAAAGAAGTACTTGCCAAGCCTAAGGCAAGCACAGCACCTCCTATTCCTAAACCTAAACCTCCTAATATAGAAGAGGCGGCTCTTCCTCCACCCACTGAATCTCCAATACCTTTTAGGGTTTTACCTATAAATTCAGATGTGCCTCTCCAAGCATTACCTACACTCTTAGCTAAGCCCTCTTTAGTTTCTTTGGACATAAAGGCATAACCAAGACCTACCACTATTGCACTTACCGCTAGAATAGCAGCACCAAAGACCCAAGCAGGAGCACTTATAATAGCCCCTCCAACTGCAGCAGCTCCTAATCCAAAGGAACCTACAGTGGCTAATCCTCCTAAGCCTCCAGTGGCAGCTAGAGCAGCACCACCTATTCCTGCTGATATACCTCCAGCATTTAATAATGCTAAGCTAACCCCGGTACCTATACCTATATTAGTAGTTACCATACCAGCTTCATTAGCAGCGTTTAGTCTTTGTGCTTCTGTATAGGTAGAAGAATTATAAGAGGCACCTAATCTAGAATAAGCTCCATATATATTAAGGGTATCTACCATATCATTGATAGTACCAAAGAGTTCTAAGGCTCTCCCGACTCCTTTCATAGCTAAACCAGTATTCTTATTAAACCTAGCATTAACTCTATTGGTAGCCCCAGTACTTAATGCAGGAGGAATATCTAAAGCAGAGTTCCTTCTAAGTACTGACTTCTTAGGTTTCTCTATTACCCTATTAGTTGTATTATTAGCATGAAAGGTTTCTGTTTCTACTGTCTCAGGAAACCTAGGGCTTCTTGAATTGAGAGGGTTTTCATTGCTAGGAGAATACTCTACAGGTCTTAATAAACTTCTATCTCCCATCTTGTTATCAATGTAATAACCATCCTTAGTAATAGTCCCCATACTAGTAGAGTTACCTCCGTTAGTAGATACAGACAATTCATTAGGAGTATCTCCAGCATAGGCCTCTAACCTATCCACACCTAATGCAGTAAGCTTGCTCTTATTACCTCTTAACTTATTCTCAAACTCTTTTATATATAAATCTATATCTGCCTTAAGTTTAGCAGGGGCCTTATCTTTAATAGCTCTTAGTGTTTCTATAGTATCTTCTATTTCTTCTATAGCATCTATTAACCTAAGTGCATTCTTTTTAACTCTATTAGTACCTTCTAATCTTAATACAGGGTCAGGGTCAATAGACATAGATTGATATGCTACCTTACTAGGTAATACGGGCACTGCTAAAAGAGTTCTAGTAGCTCTAGTCACATAATCTAAAGCTAGGTCTGCTAAATCTTCTGTAGCCGTATTCATTACTCTAACAGAAGCTACAGTTCTATTAACCATAGAAGGGCTCATAACTGTTCTAGGAGGTGCTCCTTTTTTATATTGAGGAGATACAACTGCTATATCTTTCTCACTAGGAGAATTAAGTTTCTCATTGCCTAACCTTTTAATTATTGAGGATAGAGAATGAGTAATTCTATTTACTAAATCTAATGTGGGAGTAATGCCTAGTCCACCTAAGTTATGTCTGAGAACATACATGGGGGATTGAGGGTCTGCTTGTAAGTCAAATAGAATCTTATTAGAAAGATACTGCATGGTCTCTATAGGCCCTAGCTTCATACCTCCTGATAACATATCAGAAGCATCCACATTGCCAGAGAACATCTTGCCCTTAATCTCAGCCTCTAGGGTAGTTTTAATACTCTCTCTAAACCTAGCTTTAAGTGAAGCCTTATAAGATTCACCTACCATATCTACAGAGCCTCTACTAGATATAGCCCCTCTAAGCATAGAAATAGCTTCATCAGGGTCTGTAGTATTAGCCATCTTAACTATGGTATCTGTATCTACATAGTTTCCTCCTAAGAGGGAGACCAGTTTTATCTTGCCATCTACAAGACCATGTTCTTCTACTAAGAAACTAAGTGCTGGTATCTGTCTAACATCTATAGTTACATCATTAAGTGCTTTGATATAAGAGTCTATAAACTCATCAAACTGGCTCTCAAACTGAAGGGTAAGTTTTTGAACTACCTTATCTTTAGTGGCAGATACATCTGGATTACTAAATAGAACCTCTAACTCTTTATTAAAGGAAGTAGCATTAGCCTCACTAGTAAGATGGGCCGCTAAACTTATTACCTTGCCATCACCAGGAGAAGTCTTAAATTGAGTTAAGGTCATGTTAATAGATGTTTGTAGTTCTATTAACTTATTTTCTAGCACTCTTCCATGTAGAAGAGGAGAACCTACTTCTTGATTAATATCAAAGTATGTGGCACCTTTATTAATAAATATCTTAGGTTTATCATGTACATACACAACAGCTCCACCAGGGGCTCTTAATGGGTCAGCATTTATAGTTCCAACAGTCTTAACCTTTTTACCTACAGGCACCTCTTTAATTTCATACCAATCATCAGTATAAAAATCATCTACTTGTTTCATTAAAGCACTGGTCTCTTGGTTGCCCGCCCAGTTACCTAATGAGTGTAATACTCCAATACCTAAGACACCCGCAGCAGCTAATATAAATGGTACCTTAATAGCCATAGGAACCCAAGACATTGAAGAGCCCGCTAATGACATGGCACTATTAATAGATTGGAATAAAGGATTAGTAGGGCCTTCAGTTTCTGGTGTTCTCATCAGAGATAATGTGGCATACTCAGATTCATCGCTTATGTTTTGAGGTGAAGCTGTTCTAGTATCCTTATTACTTCTGCCACTAAATATATTGACAGTATTAATAACTATATTCTTACTAACTAAACCAAAGGCATCATCCATTAAGGTTTTAAGGGCATCTTTATTACCCTCTAGATACTTCTGAAGCATTCCCTTATTACTGAGGAGATGATTATCCATACCTTCTAGTAACATATTAGACATGATGGAAGAGGTAGGTTGATATGCCATATGTCTACTTCTATTCTGTCTATCTCTCATAACAGCAGCAAGTAAGGGGTCAGCCCCTACCTGTTTTATTACTTGTCTATCCATGACAGAGAACTTTCTTCTCTTCATTAAAGGTTGTTGATGTGCTGTAAGAGATAAAAGATTAACAGCTGTATTCTTTAGAGTAGCTCTGTTTAGAGGTTTACCATTTATCATCTGCTCATTAAGCTTTCTAAACTGAGCCCTTAATTCCATAAGGTTATCTAAGTTACCTGCAAGGGCTTCCTTAAACATATAGGAGGCACCCATAGAGTATACAGAAGTAGATATGTCAGCACCTGGAGTTTGTAACTGTATATACATATTAGTTCTACTTCCATACTCTCCTGTCCTATAAGTGAAACCAACAGGAGTAGCTAAGTTTAAGAAGGGATTAGGAGCATTCACTACAAACATTGACTGAACATTCTTTAGTAATGCATCTGTTTTTGAGTAAGCACTATTGGTAGGATTAATCATACGGAGATACTTAACTAAAGTATTACCCCCACCAAAGGCTGAATCATCTCTATGTACTGCATCTAAAGACTTATTATCTTTATAGACACCATCAGTAAAGGTTAGTAATCTAATAGCATTAGCTATGCTACCACCTACCTGTTCTCCCACATTCATACCTAAAAAGTTACCTCTATCTAATGAGGTATACATATGAGTAAGAGGGCCTTCTGGGTCTCCATTACCTATGGCAGTAGCAATAGTAGTAAAGACTATGCTTGGAAGCATTATAGCTAGAGTAGTTCTTTTTATCCTATTAGTAGCTAAGGTATTAAAAGTTCTATTAGATATGAAAGCTCCTCTACCTGCTTTCATATTACTTACTAATTCTTTAGTCTCAGATATAGCCTCTCCTGCTCTTAATCTCTCACCTAATTCTTGAGCATTATTAACTGACTTAGCAGTATTAAGAGAGTTATCTGCCATGTAGTTAGCAGCTTTAGCTACAAAACCCACATCAGTAGCTTCAGGTACTTGTTTAAAGAATGTGTTAGCCCTAACGTTTTCCATACGGGTTACTCTTAATATGGCATCCATATCCTTATCAAGACCAGCTGCCCAGAAGTTAACCCAAGTATTTTTAATCTTCTTAAGTATAGAGGGTGACTCTCCCTCAACTATGATAGGTCTGGTAGCATTCATCTTTTCCCATTTCTCTATAGTCTCTGTATAAGACAGACCCATATTACCTATGGAGGCTGCTATACTACCCGCAGCTACGGCATAGAGACCTACTGTACCTATCCTTATAGCAGCATCAGCATCCATTCCATTAGATATACCAAACTTACTATCACTCATTAGGTAACCTATCCCAGCAGCTACTAGGAAGGGCATAGCTTTAACCTTAGATTTTAATATCCTATTAGCCATAGGATTAGAAGCTATAGAAGATAAGGTATTAGTTATCCTTGGATATGTTTTTCTAAATTGGTCAGTAACATTAGCTAACTTCTGAGAGGCTTTAGAGATGGAGGGTATTCTACTTATAGAGTTAGATAAGTCTGGTAGATGTCTAGTTATAAGTCTACCTGCAGTATTAATTAATGGCATTCTTATAGAGTGCATAGCCTGATAAAGGATATTAGAAGCCGCCCCTAATCCGGCTCCTATCCATTGACCTGAACTAGTATTACCTTCTCTATTTTTACTATCAGAGTTTATAGCTCCTATAAAGCCACCAACTAAGGAACCTACTGCAGCCCCTGCCACCCCTTTAATTAAGAATTGACTAGCTACTCTGGCTTTATTAATAGAAGGGGCAGTAATAGTATTACCTACCTCTATAGAGGCGGTTCCTCTAGCCCTGGAATTTAATAACTGGGGAGCTACTTTATAGGCTAGGTAAGCATCACTTCCAAACATCCATTGGATTACTTTTATAGGAGTACTAATAAATAACTCATTACCTATATCACTAACTGTCTTTGTTAGTTTAAGTAATGTATCTACTGAACCTCTATGTCCTATATCCCAATTCTTACCCATCATCTTAGGTAATAAATTGGTACCTTCTGTAAATGCTTTTACTGCATATAAACCTATATATGAAGAAGCTATAGCACCTTGTAAGTTTCCATAATTATCTAGAAGGTTATTCTTATCGTTATAAGCAAAACCAAATACTCCTTGACCTGGTATATATTTGACAGGGAGACCCACTGAAAAGTTCATACCAAGGAGAGGGGCTGATTGAATACCTATAGAAAATGAGGTTTGTGTCTCCATGTCTCCTATTCTCTCAGTGGATTCTGATAAGAAGAACTGAAGGAAAGGTAATGGTGATTGTTTAGCTATTACAGAGGTAGTCTTATTAGAGGCATCTCCTGCTATTAAATTAAGTACTTTAGAATACTCTCCAGCATATAAACCAGCCATTAACTCTTCTTTAGAGGCAGAGTATAAACCCTTTGCTTTAATAAGACTTTTAAAGGTTTCTAATTCTGAGGCTAGCTGCATATTAATTGGGTCAGCTATAGGGCCAGACTTACCAAGGTTAGTCATCTTCATTCCCATAGCGGAAGTTAAAGAGCCCATTACTCCACCTGCTAGGAACCCTACTAGTCCTCCTCCAAAACCTTTTATTCTACTACCTAGAAGAGCTCCTCCTATAGCATAAGCAGCAGGGTCTAAAGAGCCACTTGTTTCTCTAGCTGTATTAAGAGCAGCCGCAGTTAACTTAGAACCAGCCCATATAGCTGCTCCTAATGCTGTATATATAATGGCAGTATTTCTAAAGGTATTACCTGATAGTTTAATTACATCAAACTTGAATAAAGATGACATGCCCTCATCAGAAGCTTCCCTTATTAAATCAAGTCCTACATTCATTCCTCTGGCAGTGCCTTCTAATCTAAAAGCACCAGTACCTTTGAAGTCAATAAGCTCATCAGCCTTAATAACAGTATTAGTAGGAATATGGGTTAAGGATAAATCCCCCATATTATTAGCAAGAGTAGAGGCTCTAAATCCATAAGTAAATGAGTTGACCTCTTGCATGGATTCAGCTAGCCATTTAGAAGCCCATAGAGTAGCTAGAGATACTCCAGTAGTAGTGGCTATTCTACCTGTAAGTCCTCCAGGAGCAAATAGGCCAGACTCACCAGTAAACTGTACATTGAATCCTAAGTCTTCTTTAGTCTCATTCATTCCTCCAGCAGTTAAGGCAGTCCTTACCTGTGTAAATAAGCTAACACCTGAGGTGGATTTAGCTAGATTATCTAAAGTAGAAGTAACTGCTAAAGCTACGGCCACATAAGTAAATAACTTATTCTTAGTTATCTTAGAAGCTGGGTCTATCTTACTAATATTATTTATATTGTTTAGTCTTTTATTAAGAGTAGATGTAGAAGTAAGAGACATTACCCCTAAAGAAGCTGACCTAAAACTAGTGCTCATTGAAGAGAGTACTTGGGCCCCTGCTTCTCCTTGAAGAGAGGTAGTTCTTACTGGGTCACTAAGGGTAGATATAGCTTTGAAGAAAGCATCATCCCCATTAAGTAAATTAAAAACTCCTATCTCTCTAGTAAAAGGGTCTAAATGAGAACCTAATCTTCCATTGATATAAGCTTCTTTATGGATGAAGGTATCTAAAGCTTCACCATAAAGACCTAATACTTCTCCTTCACCTCTAATATCAGATAATACTTTCTGAAGTTCAGAGGCATTGATATCATCCGCATAATTAATAAACTTATGATTAGGAGTATTCATAGCCCCTAATCCAAACTCCATAGCATTAAAAGCATTAGTACTAGCTTTAAAACTATCTAGTATCTTCTTTCTATCTCTAAGGCCTTGTACTGCCTCTACAGGAGACTTAACTACAAGGTTCCAGAATGTATGTATACGGTCAGTAATATTCTTACTAGTACGTGCTAAGCCTGTGTCAGTTGTAGTATTAGAGTTAACTTCATATCTAGCTAGTAAGTTGGCCGCACCTCCATTACCAAGGACTATATTTCTCATCATCTTAGTAGCATCTTCAAAGGAGAAGACATCCCCTACGGCTTTATAAGGTTTAACCCCATTGCCATAACTTTGTAGTTGACCTCCATTGAATGCAGAAAATACTCTCCATCTAAAAGGATTAAGGGGTACCTGATCTAATACTCCTTGTAATGCTTTGGCTACTTTTATCTGTCTTTCCTCACCAGCATTACCAATGACAAACTTAACTGATGAGATGGCTGTTCCAAACTCAAACTTATCTGATTTAATCCTTCTACCTTGAGCATCAAGTAAAGAATCAGTAGAGTTATCAATTCCTGCTATGTGATTAAAGAAGGTATCTATAGAGTTACCCCCTTGCCATGCCCTAGCATTTATAATCCTATTGTTTAACTTTGTATGTCTAGCACTCAGTTTGGATAAAAGATCTGTATCATCATTGGCCTTAAGTACTCTTAATAATCTATTCTTTTCTCCAGCAGATATAGTATTATTCTTAACTCCAGATATTCTCCTTTGATTATCTTCTAAAGCCCTGTCAGTCCTAGATATAAGAGTCTTGGAGCTAGCATAAGCTTTCTCATAATGACTAGCTGCACTATTCCTAGCATTAAACAAGATATTAATCTGATGAGGATTATCTAAATTATTAATAATATCTAGCTGAGAAGTATCTCCAAACTTAGCTATAAGTCTGACAGGGCTACCTATCTCTTCTATAAGATTGTCTATAGATTGTACAAATGCTTTATCATGTCCATCTTTATAAGGATTAACCATATCTACTAGGAATGGTTTCATTATCCCTGTAAGTAAATGGTCAGCTCTCTTTCTAAATAAGGAAGTCATGTGATAAGGAGAGAGGGCAAAGTTCTCTGTATCATAATAAGAGCCGCCCCTTTTATTAGCCGCAGCTATATCAAGTAAGAGATTAGCTTTTAGAGAATTAACATTAGGGGCTCCTCTACCTAAACCTAATACTGAGTGTCTTACTAAAGAAGGAAACATCTCTCCATATTTACTAATACCTTTAGCATCAGTAGGTATGGCAGTGTTTAACATGGCATCTACAGATTCTTTAGCACCTTCACTAATAAGAAGGTTAATGGGTTCCCCTACCGTAAGATATAGGGCTACCGCAGAAGCTGTCTGAAGAGCAAATGCACTACCAGCACCTAAGAGAGTTTCAAATAGTCCTGGTTGGCTATCCCCTGCTTTATAGGCTTGATCCTTATTATTTAAGGTATCTATTACTGTATTAATACCAGTGACATCATTACCTGCTGTATAGAAAAGGAAGCCCCTATCTAAAAGAGTACCAAAGCCAGCAGCTATAGATGGGAGAGCCCCTAACTCATCCTTATAAGCACGTCCCCAACCAAGAGGCATAGCTATATATTCATTGAAGGCGGCACCTAATCCTGGTGTTTGTAACTCCCTATCATAATCAAGGAAGGCAGATGGAATAGAAGTGGGTACCATGCCAGTCTTAATAACCATAGCCATCTTATAGGTGGAGGAGGCTATAGATTGGTCTGTATCCATAGATACTCTATCTCCATTTCCAGACTGCCTCATGGAGTTATTATAAAGGGATCTAGCATAGAAATAAGAAGCGCCTAGATTAGAAGATATAAGGATTCCTCTATCAGGGTCAGCAAACATGGAGGCCATATTAGAAGATATACCTGTAGCTTCTAACCTAGCTTTATTAATATGCTTATCAGTTTTAGTGACCTCTTGTACGTAACCTCCATCTATAAGAGATTGGAAGTCTTTACCTAATTGCTTGATAATACGAGGATCTTTAACTACTGCATTTATTTCTATCTGGCTAAGTACTGCATTGCTAGTGAAGTTATGAGAACCTATAGTTGCAAAGTTATCTCCTATTTTTATAGATTTGAGGTGAGTTAGTAATTGTTGATCTCCTGCAGGAGTATAAACTTTACCCCCTGCGGCTATTATCTTTCCTATAGATTCAGCTGAGTAGGCTTCCCCTTTATTATTACTAGATGTTCTATTAAGAGGGTCTATATGGTTAGCAGGAGCAGTTATAAGGCTTACACTACTACCTTTTCTAGCAGCATCTACCAAAGCCTCAACTATCTTAGGATCATTTATGTATGGGGCAGATATTTGGATATCTTTACCACCTCTGGAGTTCTCTTTAATAAGATGAGATATTATGTTCCCACTATCTCCTTGGGCCCCACCTACTATAAAGTTCTCAGTGCTTCTAGAAACCCCAGTCTTAGCAATAGTTTGGTGTATCTGATTAAGTTCAACAAATAACTTAGGATCTTTAATTATTAAACCTACGTTAGCCTGATATCTAGGAGGGGTAAAGCTAAGTAGATTTTGTAGAATTGTTCCTTTACTTGCTTCAGAGATAGTTAGTCTAAGCTTATCTATAGGATTGAGATAAGTATCTCTAGCTTTTACATCAGATAAATTCAAGCCGGTATCTAAAGCTATGGCAGATAAGTTACCCGTTCCTAAGAAAGCTACATTACTGCCATCTCTCTGCTCAAAGAAGACCTTACCGTGGTACTTAGTAGCTGCTCTAGATATGTTACCTCCAGCACCCCTCAAACTAGATGCCAGTTTATCTAGCTTGGCACTAGCAGTAGCACTATTGGAATACTGATTATCGTCTATATCTGGAACAATAGTGGGTTGAGTAGTGCTAATTTTATCTTTGTATAAGTCTAAGGCTCTAGGTGCGGGAGTGTTATAAAAACCTCCATATAGACTTCCTTTATCCGCTGATTGAAGAAAGTTAGTAACTCCACTACCATAATTAGATATAGAAATATATTCCATACCTTGACTATAAGTATCAGAAGGATATAAAGATCTTCCATCTAAAGTACCCATTAATGGTGAAGTTGAGTTGTCCATATAATTAAAAGTCCCACACTAGTTAATTAAATACTAGGTGGGACTTTATATGTATTAGTAGGCTTTAGACTGCGGCAGTAAGTAACTTCTTGGGTAGTATATCCTCATACTCACTATTGAGATGCTTATCAATCTGCCATCTTAACTTGGAAGGTGTAATCTTTAATATGTCGGTATAGATGGTTTGAGCTAAGTCCTGGGTGGATTGATATGAAAGCTTGTATCTAATCTCCAATCCACTTATTTGCTTATTCATATATTTATCACTACCCATCATTGATAGCTGCCACTCAGCTTCTGGTGTAATACCTAGAGGAGAAGTAAACCTAAAGTCTATTGGCTTACCAGGGAAGGCATTAGCTATGACTTCTAAGTACTTCTTATCGAATAGGGTCTGAGATATATCTTCTAGAGTGATAGCATGGGCCTTTAACTCATACACCCTAACACATTTAGGGAAGATCTGGACAAGGTCAGTTCTTCTGCTCTTACAACCATCAGCAGAGTCGTAAGGATTTAACATCCTAAGCTCTGATATGAAGTGCATAGTGGAGTAAGAAGCATAGCTGATTAACTGGTCT